TTTCTCTTTGTTGTAATCTTTCCGATACTAAGTACTAGGTAAGAACAGCGTCGACGTTCTTACACTTAAAGTGAGCGACGGGGTAAAGCCGTCAAGCAATAAGGAGAAAATTATGGACGCACTCACACTATGGATGGTAGTTGGATTTCTATTCGCTGCATATTCTGTAATTGCAAATGATTCAGTACAGACTCTTGGTACTTGGATCGCAAGTAACAATGAGAGATTTCACTGGACGACAATGTGGGCCGCAGCAAGTGCGGTTTTATTATGGGCTATATGGTATGGATGGTATGCATACTCGGGCGACATAAGCTATGGAAGATTAAATAAGATTCCGTTCCAAGAAATACAATGGTATCACGCAGCAGCACCAGGTGTGCTATTGTTACTCACTAGAGTAGGTGTACCTGTGTCAACCAGCTTCTTAGTACTAAGTGCTTTTGCAAGTACATTTGTGCTAGAAAAGATGCTAATGAAGTCAATGATGGGATATGTAGTTGCAGCAACAGCAGCATATGCTATCTGGTATGTAGTATCAAGACTAATGGATGAAAGCAAACCTGTTAAAGAATCACACAAGGGTTACTGGCGTGTAGCACAATGGATTACAACAGGCTTCTTGTGGTGGACATGGCTGTCACATGACATGGCTAACATAGCAGTGTTCCTTCCTAGAGAACTAAGTGTTGACCTAATGATTATGATATCAGTTGTGTTTGTAGCTGGATTAGGATTTATGTTACGAGAAGGAGGCGGCAAGATACAAAAGATTGTATTAGAAAAGCACAACACTCGTTACATACGCAGTGCAACAATTATTGATTTAGTGTACTGGGCAATCTTGTTCTTCTTCAAAGAACTCAATGACATTCCGATGAGTACAACCTGGGTGTTCGTAGGTATGCTTGCTGGACGTGAGTTTGCTATTGCGAGCTTCATGGGCAAGAAAAAAACAAAGAGTGTGTTCCCATTAGTGGGCAAAGACTTTGGTAAGATGATGATTGGATTAAGTGCATCACTTGCTATTGTATTGTTGATACACTACGTTATTGTACCGCTAGGACTATAACAAAGGAAGGTTGTGTTCGACGGCACAACCTTTTCTCTTGACATACAGCTCAATGAATGTATAATTACAGTATGAGAATATTAATAGCAGGTTATGGCATGGTCGGCAAGGCCCATCATGAACTATTAAAAGAACGCCACGATATTGAAATTTATGACCCTGCTTTGGGATACAAACATCTTAAAGCACCTGACGCTATAATTGTATGCGTAAGCACTCCGCCACGTAAAGATGGTGCATGTGAAATGAAGAATGTGTATGAAGTAATTGAGTCAGCACCTGATGTACCTATCCTAATCAAAAGTACAATTAGTGTAGAAGGCTGGGATATGTTAGTAGATGCATTTCCCGACAAGCAACTAGCATTTAGTCCAGAGTTTCTACGAGCCGCAAGTGCAGTAGAAGATTTAAAAAATACAAAACTAATGCTACTAGGTGGTAAGGGATGCAGAACATGGAGAGAAGTGTTTCGTGTTGACATTGAGATAGCTGAGCCTAGAGAACTTATCCTAGCCAAGTATGCTCGCAACAGTTTCCTTGCACTAAAGGTTGCGTTCTTTAATCAAATGTATGATCTATGCGACAAACTAGATGTAGAATATTCAGCAGTTGCACATTACACAGGCATGGATGAACGTATTGGATACAGCCATACTTACATTACAGAAGAGCGCGGCTTTGGAGGACACTGTTTCCCTAAAGATACTAGTGCTATTGTGCGCACAGGCGAGCGCAATGGTGTAGAACTTAGCCTAATCAAACAAGCAATCAAATATAACAGCAGTATAAGAAAGGGAACTACTTGAAGATGAAAATCATTACAGGAAATGCTAATCCACAATTAGCACAGGAGATTGCAGAGAACACCTTTGCAACTCTAGTACCTGCTAAGGTTAGCACATTTGCAGATGGGGAATCTAGTGTAGAGTTTCTAGACAACATTCGCGGAGAGGATGTGTTTATTATTCAAAGCACCTGCACTCCCGTTAATGATAGTTTAATGGAACTGTTGGTTATGATTGATGCAGCTAAACGTTCAAGTGCTGCTCGTGTTACAGCAGTAATTCCTTACTTTGGCTACGCTAGACAAGACCGTAAAAGCGCCAGTCGTACGCCTATTACAGCAAAGCTAGTAGCAGACTTGCTAACAACAGCAGGTGCACACAGAGTGCTTACAATGGATCTACACGCAGGACAGATACAGGGCTTCTTCAATATCCCAGTTGATGACCTAACTAGTCGTTTGGTGTTTGCCAAAGACATTAGACACAATGTAGGAACAGACCAAGGCACAGTATTTGTAAGTCCAGATGCAGGCGGCGTTGTACGAGCTCGTAAGTTTGCAGACATGTTCCATGCAGACATTGCTATTGTAGACAAGCGCAGACCAGAAGCAGGTAAGAGCGAAGTTATGAACTTGATCGGCGATGTTAAAGGTAAACACGCCATTCTAGTTGATGACATTATTGACTCAGGCGGCACACTATGCAATGCAGCAAAGGCTATTATGGATGCAGGTGCTCTAAGTGTTAGAGCATATATCACACATGGTGTATTGAGTGGCGAAGCCTGCCAACGTGTTGAGAAGAGTGTACTCACAGAACTTGTAATTACAAATTCGATTGCTGATCGTTGCCCTAAGAATTGCAAAAAGACGCGACAGGTTAGTGTCGCGCCTTTGTTTGGTGAAGCTATTCGTCGTGTAACCAACGAAGAATCAGTTAGCAGTTTGTTTGGTTAGTGTTGACTATTTTCTTTGCCGCTGGCGTACATTTCCAAATAGTTGATATAGTTTTCCATTGAATGATCACTAAAGCTATCTACCTTGCCTTGTTTTAGTCCCATCCAAATGCCGCGCCACTTGTCTTTGAACAATTGCCAACCAGTGGGCTTGCGAACATTACCGTAAGCATTTAGATAATGCTGAGTACCGTGATGTATGTATCCCATTAGTGCAAGCGGAACAGTTGTAACGATGTCGTTGTTGTTCTTCCAGCGATGATGTACAACACCTAAACTGTTAACATAACCGCGCCAACCAACTCGAGGTGAACCATATGTGTAAAGCTCTTCAGGATCAGGAACACTTGCATAAAACATACAACGACTGGCCATAATAGTTGCCATTGCTGCTCCTAGACTATGCCCACAGAACCAAACCTTCTTGCCCATGTTAACAGGACGAATCAAGTCGTCGCATATCATTGGCCACAGTTCGTCTACTTCTGCTTTGAACCCTCTGTGTACTCTTGACACAGTTTCTGCCATTACAGGTAATGCTTTCAAGTCTGCACTTATATCATTAAACTCTGTAGGCTGAGTGCCGCGACACGCAATGACGAGATCGTCTTTGTTCATAAAGCGATACGCTTGCGCACCGTCTCTATCATAAAACTCTACAGTTGTAAACCCTAATTTCTTAGCTTGCTTCTTTACATCTTTTATGTTATTATATGCTATGCTTGCTAACTTTGCGAAAAGGAGAGATTTCTCCTTGAAACTCATACTCGATATTGACATTGTGTGCCCTCCATTGTTAGTAATATTTATAAGCAATGTGTACTAAATACATTATGGAGCCAAGCGAATGAAGAAACGTACTAGAAGTATACTTGAAGAGTTAAACTCTATTCACGGAAATAGAGATAATGATATGTTAATTGATACCACTGCCAATAATATTATTGAAAGTGCGATTAATTTATTAACACGAATTCATAGTCACTATGATAGTGATACAGCTGGCGAGCTTGAGAGAAGATTTCTCAATAGTATTAAGGGTGGCGACCCTCGTAAGTTCCAAAGAAGCATGAAGAAAATAATAGAAGGCAAGAACAATGACGATTCTTAAAGAAGGCGGCAACATATTCCAAGGGACATCAGATTTTGATCAACAGCTAATTCCTGATATGATGAAGCAAGTTAATGCTGTAATAGGTAAGACTGGAGTTAAGGCATTGCCAATTGGTTCTGGGGCAACACCGACACCAGGCAAAATGAGCGGCGACTTAGATATGATTGCAGATGCAGGACAACTTATTGACTTCTTTAAAGTTAAAGATGTAAAGGCTGCTAAAATAGAATTAGAAAAGATGTTTCAACAAGCTGGATTTGAAACTAAGAAAACTGGACAGATTGTACACGTTAAAACTAACGTAGGTGATAACGCACAGCAAGTTGACATTATGGTAGTTGACAACGGCGAAACAGCGCAGAAATTCCACGTACATGATATTCCAAAAGGTTCACCATACAAAGGCATTCATAAGCAGATAATGATTGCTGACATGGCAAAAGAAAAGGGCATGAAGTGGAGCCCTTATAAAGGACTTGTCAATAGAGAAACAAATGAATTAATTTCAAACAATATGGACGAGATTGCTAAAGAGTTATTAGGACCTAATGCCAAAGCAGCAGACTTAGGATCTGTTGAAAGCATTGTAAAAGCTAATCCTCAAGCACAGTCTATTGTTGACAAATATGAAGGAGAACAGTCTCCTAATCCAACTTGGCAGCAAAAGAAAGTTCCAGTTGCAGCTGAAACAATTGGCTATCGTACATTAGAAGACAGACAACTTGCACGTATTAAAGAACTTAGCGGCAACATGTTAAACAGTGTGAGAATGATATGAGATTTGGAGAATTCCGTGTAGTACTGACTGAGGCAGCTAAGGTTGGACGCGAATACCAACACCTAGAAGACTTAGTCTTTGTTAACGGATCCAAAGGCGCATTAGAAGCAGCAGATATCTTAGAAAAGCTAGGCAGTGACTCGGGCGATGTTGCTATCAAGTGGGACGGCAATCCAACTATATATTGGGGCCGCGAACCTGATGGTACTTTTGTTCTTGTAGGTAAGAACGGCTGGGGGAAACAAAAATCAACAGACGCAGATGACTTGTCACGCTTTATTAAAAACTCAGGCAAAGGTGTTGAAGGAGATCCATGGCGAGAAGCATTTGGAAACGACATGGCACAAGTGTTTGAAATTATGAAGACAGCAACACCTCCGGAATTTAGAGGTTATGTCTACGGCGATCTATTGTATCATCCAGGAAAACCTTTTAAGACAGTAGATGGTGCAGTCCAATTTACCCCGAATCTTGTTACATACACAGTCAGTAATGAAAGCCAACTTGGTGGCCGCATAGCGAAGTCAAAAGTTGGTGTAGTAGTTCATACAAAATTTGACGAGTTCGGTGGTAAATCTGGTAAACCAATTTCAGATGTACAGGAACTTAATTCAATAGATGCAGTTGTGCTAGGACAAACTTATGTAGCACATCAACCTAAAGTTGATACTAAAGAAGTTGCTAATATAAGACAAACGGCACAAAGTAATGCACAAGCAATTGATTCTTTCTTGCAAGGTACGCAAGGATTAACTAATCCTGCAGGTATTATATACACTTATATGAATCACATGACTCGCACACAACAGTTAAAGAATATTGACACTGGATTCTTCGACTGGCTAAGTACTTCAAAAGTAAGTCAAGGACAGCAAGAAAAATTAGCAGCAATGAATGAAAGTAATCCGAAAGCATTGCCTGCTATATTTGGACTTGTAAAACAAATTATGTCTGCTAAAGATCATATCATAGATCAATTAGACGATGCTGACGCAGACGTTAAGGCAACAACAAAAGGCGAGAAGGGCGGCGAAGGTTACGTAGCTCTCGGATCAAAGACTAAACTAGTCCCACGCACTAGATGGCAACCAAACTAAGGAATTAGGTATGAAAATTAATGAAGTAACAGAAGGCCGCGGCCCAGATTACGAAACTAACCCAGCTTATAAAAAACTTTCTAATATTGGAAGAGCATTAATGACTCACAGTGAAACTGTATCAATGAAAGGTAAGTCAGACGCAGAGATTGGCATGTATAACAAGATGTCTAGTTTTGGAGATGCGCTTACACGTTTTGGAACAACATTTGGACCAAAGAATATTGAAGAGCTAATGAAAGATACTGGATTAGACGCAAAGACAATTAAGAGTCTCATGGCATTTGGAGAGAAACTAGCGGCTAAAGGAGTCAAAGCCAAAGTAGCAGATCCTGAAGACGAGCCAGAAAATGATGACGAATTTGCAGAACCAAACGATGATGAGATTGCACGTCAAGCAGATGCAAGAGCAGCAAAGAGAGCATAATGGATTTTATTAAGGATCTGCACGAAGCGAGAATGACCAAAGACAATGGCAATTCTCGCAAGTTGACATATACTGACTGCGGTGAGCGTATGTACCTTACTCTGCTGGCCCTTGAAACTATGAGACAGTATCCACAATTTAAAGGTGCTGTTAATAGATATTGTAGGAAAACAAGTGGGTTTGAATTATACAAATATTATCGTATAATGGGAACCGACTTGTATAATTTTTTGTATTTTTTAGTTGGAAGTCAAGAAAAATTAAAAGATCCAGCAGCAGCCAAAAAACTAGCGCAATCATCTCGTTTAAATATTGCAGATATTAATAGACATATACAAGCATTAGGGCAAGGAAAAGAACCTAGTCTTACTACTAAAATGTTTATAGGTATTGAATCTAGTTTAAAAATTACCAATGCTGATTATAAAATGATCCGCAGAGGATTACAAGATTATCCAAAATTAACCAAAGCTGAAAAAGAAAGATTAGTTACACGGCTAATTTTTGCGGTACGTGCTAAACTACGTTCAAGTGATCTAATTGATGATTTTGAGAAATTTACAGCTATTAAAAATCTTGAAACTAACTTAGTTAATGATCCAGAACCTACAATCAGTTCACCTGATATAAGCACAGCTTCTCAAGACATGGCATTGTATAGATATCTAGTAGGCGCAGACAACCTAGGATTAACCAAACAGTTCTTAAATAGAATGAAAGACGGACAAGCTACTAGTGGGTTAATGAACCAAGCGTATTTGCCAGCTGTTAAAATGATAGATGATATTGTAGCAGGCGGCCCTGCTTATGTACAGCAGCTAAGAGCGTTACATAAGAGAGCCAAAAAAGGCTAGTATTGGCATAAAAACCTTTCAAGATGATAAATACTTTACACAAGTTAGAAGAGAATCTAACTTGCCATTAGATCATAGGAGAATATAAAATGGCATCATTCACAAGAACAAACGGCGCAGGATTTGATCACGACGTACAGTACGGCACAGCACAGATCACAGCAATCGAAATCGATGCAGGCGTATCACTAGCAGCTAAAGACGGAATCGACGGAGCAGTAGAAGCTATTGCACGTGAGTTTTCACCACTATTGTACATTTCAACAGGTACAGCTGGTAAAATCTTTGCAATCGTAGACGGACATCATCAAGATGCAGCGTCAATGACTGAACGTCTACAAGCACTAGGCACAGTTGATGGTGTTGATCTATCAGCACAAACTGTTGTACTACGCGACTTAGACGCATTTAGCGCAACATAATAAATTCCTTACTACCTTAGGAACCGTGATGTTATAACAGGCGTCACACTAAACAGCCACTTTTTAAGTGGCTGTTTTTTTATGTCTTAAATACTGTATGAGATTTATAATAAAGACATTGTTTGATATAACAGAAACTAGAGCAAGAAAAGGCGACGATCCTTTTCTAGTACGACAACAACAAAACTATCTATCAGTTATTAATACAATTGG